TGTTGCCGACCAAGCTGTCACAGGGCGGTTGGTGACGTCGGAAAGTGCGGGCATTGCCGAAAACGCGGTGCCTACTCTACCAGTGAAAGTCTGGCCAGCGGTGATAAGTGGCGCACCAGCGGCAATGGTGAAGGTGACGGGAGTGCTTGAGCTTGTGCCGCCCGGGCCTTTGGCTGAGACGTTGATTGTAGAAGAGCCCGTCTTTGTTGGCGTCCCCGTGATCTCGCCCGAGAAGGTGCTGATGGAAAAGCCGAGTGGGAGCCCATACGCCTGCCAGCTATCGACGGGGCGGTTTTCCGCATCGGTCAGTGCTGGGGTGGCGGAAAAGGGCACGCCGACTTTTGCGGGGAAACTTTGGCCGGGACTAACCACGGGTATGCCGGAGGAGATCGACCAATTCAAATCGACGGGCGCACTCGTCCCGCCGGGGCCGGTGGCGGTAAGATGAGAAATGAGTGACGTGACTTGCTGGGCGCTTCCCGAAATATTCCCTGTTGCAGAATTAAGCGAGAGCCCCAGCGGGAGTTGATCGACGGCAAAAGAAGTGGCTGGCCTGTCGGGCGATGGGTCGAGAAATGCCGAGCCGTATTCTGAAAAGGTTTGCCCGACTTTTAAAGTGTAGCTTTTTTTGTAAAGAAGAGGCTTTTGAACTGCGACGATAATGCTGACGGTGACCGGGTCAGAGTCTCCACCGGGGCCCGTGGCAATGAGCGCAAATGTAAATGTGCCATGGGTGGCGGGTTTGCCGACAATGCCATAAGTCGCCACGGAGCAACCTGCGGGGATTGAGCCTGATGAAAGGCGAAGCGAATCCCATGGCCTCTGCGTCGGATTATCCAACTCTGGAATAAAAAGCACATCCTTGCCCAAGGCAACCGTCAAAGTCTGGTTGGGACGGATGATGGGCTTAAGGTATTGCGAGGAGATCGTGAGCGATACATCTTCGGTGTCCGTGCCGCCCGGGCCCGTGACCGTGAGCGAAATGGTTGTGATGCCGCTATCCTGCGGGGTGCCGGTAATGACTCCAGTGGTCGCATTAATAATTGCCCAGCTTGGAAGGCCTGTTGCTGACCAGTTTGTTGCGGGGCGGTTCGCGGCATTTGTGAGAAGAGGTGTCTTGCTGAATGCCGTGCCCACTTTGCCAGTGAAGTTTTGCCCGGCGGTGATAAGTGGCTCGCCTGCGGAAATGGTAAAAGCCACCGAGGACCCTATACCTACACCACCGGGGCCCGTGGCAGAAACTGAGGCCGATGCCTTTTGTATGAGGTTCGGGACTCCTGAGACAACCCTTGTGTCTTGGTTGATGCCCAGCCCGGCAGGCAACCATGTGAGTTGCAGATTCGTTGCCGGACGGTCGATTGGGTCTGTAAGGGCGATGGTGGCGCTAAATGAAGTGCCCACCTTGCCAGTGAAGCTCTGGCCTGTTGTGACTATGGGCACCCCTAAAGCAATCGCCAAAATGACATCTTCGGTGTCCGTGCCGCCAGGGCCGGTGACCGTGAGCGTAATCGTGGTGGTGCCACTATCCTGCGGGGTGCCGGTGACTTTGCCGGTCGAGCCGTTAAGCGTTGCCCAGCTTGGAAGGCCGGTAGCCGACCAGCTGGTCACAGGGCGTTCGACGGCGTCGGTAATAGACGGGGTGGCGCTGAATGCAACGCCTACCTTGCCAGCTAAATTCTGGCCTGCGGTGATGATGGGCGGGGAATAGGCCGCTGCAATGGTGAAGGATACGGCGGTGGCTTCGCCCACGCCGCCGGGGCCGGTCGGTGTAATCGTTGCGGTCTTGTTCTCGCGGTTGAGTGGCGTGCCCGTGATCTCGCCGGTGGTGGCGGAGATGCTAAGGCCGAGAGGGAGGCCCGATGCTGACCAACTCGACACAGGGCGGTCGGCGATGTCTGAAAGCACGGGCGTGGCGCTGAATGCCACACCTCGGTCGCCGTTAAAGTTTTGAGACGCTTGAATCGAAGGCGCTCCCAAAGTGATCGAAATGGAAACTGATGCCGGTGAGCTTGTGCCTCCGGGGCCTGTGGCCACCAGAGTCACATTGAAGTTTCCGCGTAGGCTTGGTGCGCCAGAGATAGCTCCGGTGGCAGAGTCGATGGCAAGCCCGGGAGGGAGGCCGGTAGCCGACCAACCAGTGGCCGGGCGGTTCGCGGCATCCAGCAGGCTGAAAGTTTTGCTGAAAGCCGTGCCGAATTTGCCTGTGGAAGATTGGGCCCCTGGAATGTAAGGCGCTCCGGCCTCGACGATAAAAGTGGAATATTGGGATGGTGAAATCCGCCGCGATTGCGTCTCTGGCTCGCCATGGATTAAATACAAAATGGGCGAATACGTGCCTGCTTTTGTAGGGATGCCCGAGATGACCCCGGTGACGGCGTTAAAAGTTAAGCCAGGGGGCAGTCCATTCACACCCCATTCCGAGGGGCCCCATTTTGCGTAGGTGATCTCCCCGCCCGTGGTTGTCTCAACCCACACATTCGGGCCGTAAGTGTAGCCGGTGCCTACGTCCCAAGTCAGGCCTCGGGCTGGGGCGTTGACGGGGTCAAGCACAACCAAATTGCCCGTGAAACTTTCATTGAATTTTGCGGAGAAAGACTGCGACGGAGCGACTTGGGGCAGTGTGTTTCGGACGTAAACACGGAAAGGGCCTTCGTTAAATGCAGTCCCGCTTGAGTCGACGCCCGAAAGCATTATATCAAAATTACCAACCGTGGTTGGGGTGCCCGTAAAAACCCAGACCTTTTTGGTCCCGCCGGTCGAGGTCCGGTAAATCAAAGAAACACCAGTAGGGAGGCCCGAGGCCGACCAACTCGCAGCAACAAAGTTGGCATCATTTGGGTAAATCGATTGAATTGTGGTTTGAAAAGAACCATCTACCAAAAAAGGTTGGCCTACGATTGTTGTGTCTTTGCGCGTGATGGTTTCGGTACTGGCGCCGCTTTGAAGTGTGAATAATGCCATAAAATTAAATTAGTGCGGCGACGGGGAGCTTGGGTTCGATTTTGCCGACGAGGGTTTTTATGTCGGAGACGAGGGTTTTGAGGTCAGAGAGGATGCCGCTCACGCCGCTCTTGGCGGAGACGTCGAGCTCGATGCCGCTCTTCAGATCGTCGCGGATGGAGGTGATAGCGTTCGCGCCGTCGAGGTTGATCTTTTGCTGCGCGCCGAGATTGGTGATGTCGGTCTGGACGAAGCCCACGGCGTTGCTGGCGGAGCTTCCATCGAGGGAAAGGTTGACGGGGGTGCCGAGGTTATTGAGGCCAGAGGCGAGGTTGCCGATGGTGGAGTCGGCACCTTCGCCATCAAGTGAAAGCGGGATAACGGTGCTAAGGCGGTTTTGCACAACTCCGAGCACTTCATTGGCGGCGCTGTCGCCTGACAAGGTGAGAGGGATCGCATTGGCAAAGTTGTCTTCTGCCGACTTCCGTGCGTCGGCAATGGATTCGTAGCCTTTTAAATTCAGCGGGATCGGATTTTTAAATCCGTCCGAGGCTGCTAGAGCTTGTTCAGCTATCGACTTAGCTGCGTCTAAATTGAGGGGCACTTGCTGAAAGGCATTGGTTGCATCTGTCCGCAAGGATTCCAGCCCGGCGGCAAAGACCTCGGGAGAAAATTTAATGTTAATTTCGATAGGCGAATTGGAGATGACTTTGATCTCTTGCCCGATCTCATAAATCATTTGCTTGGCGCTCTTCCCAGCGGTCTCGATGCCGAGCGCCTCCGCGAGTTGCGGGATATTGCGCGCCTCGTCTCCGACCGTTTTCATGTCTCCGCCCATGTCTCGGAGGTCTTGCCGAGCCTGGGTGAATAGCTTACCGAGATCCTTGTCAGTCATTTCTCGAACGGCCTTGGCCATGGCCGCTTGCGCGCCGTAGGTGCTTTGTTCGGCGGTGTAGGCGCTGCCTGCCACCTTAGCCCAAGATTTTTCGATATCTACGGAATTACTCGCCGCTTTTTTAACATGCTCGAGAGAGTTAAAGGCGGATGAGTTTACGGAGTCGAAATTGATCGCGGCGACTTGGGAATTATTGGCGGCATTGAAAATGTTGCTGGCGGTATTTGAACTACTCGATTCCGAACCTATAAAGTTTTCACGGGTCTCTTTGCCGCTGGCTTCGATGGCGTCCATCTCCTCATTCATCCGCTTGGTGGCCTCTTCTGCTCCGAAGAAATCTTCTTTAAATACTCTGGTCTTTGATGCTGTCTTATCAAATTCCTCAGTGACCTTGGCGGCGGCTTCTGCTGTCGCTCCCATGTTGGCAATCTGAGCCTCGCCGAGCTTGGTATTTGCGGCGTCGAGTACCTCAAACATCTTGTCGCCTGCGGCCTTGAAGCCCGGCAATTCGGAGATCGCTGCGGAAAATGTCATGAGCGACTCGGTGATATGTCGCCCGAATGTGAGAGCGGCATCAGTGAGCGCGCCACCGAGATAGGCGGTGATGGCTGAGGCTAAGTTGGTCTCCATGGACTTAACCAAAAAGTCAATGACCGTGGAGGACGTATTAAAAAACGCATTGCCAAAAGTCTTCACAGCAACCTCGAAGGAGGTGCCGTAGGCCTGTATGGTGGCGATGGGGTCATTAAATGCCCCAATGAGTCGGTCGGCCATGCGGACGATGATGTCCATGGTGGCCTGCCCCCATCCAGCCGCATCCACGCCACTGAGTGCGGAGGTGAATGCGTTGAGCGCGGGTAAGGCGCTTTCTAAAAATCCGGCGGCGAACTCGAGCACCTTGTTGTTGAGCGCGGCCATGTTATCGCCTACGCCGTCGAAGGCGGCGGCGGAGCGATCCATCACGCCAGGGAGTCCGCCGAGTTGATCCTTGGCTCCTTCGATCTCTCCGCTGAAATTTTGTAGGATGGGCAGAAGCTCTCCGCCGGATTTACCGAAGATCGACATTGCGGCTTCGGCGCGCTGCGCGGGATCTTGAATGGAAGAGATGCGCTGCGCGAATACCCCCATTTGCTCGGTGGGCGTCTTGCCGGAAAGCTCGCCCATGGTGATGCCGAGTCTGGACATGGCGTCGGATTGGGCGGCTCCGCCTTGGGCGGCGTCCACCATGAACTTTTGCATTTTGTTCATGGAGCTGCCGACGGCATCGGCGCTCACTCCGGTATTGGTGAAGGCGCGCTCGAGAATGAGGAGATTGCCAGCGCTCTCGCCGGTGCGGGAGGAGAGATCATTGAGCTTCCCGCCGAGGTCAATGGCTGCGCCGAATTGATCGACCACAGCGCGGGCGGCATCGGTGGCGAGCTCGACGGCTTTCATGCCGATTTTTACGGCGGCACCGGCTACGCCTGCGGCGATACCGATCTTGCCTAGGCCGAGGTTGCCCTTCTCGCCTGCGTCTTCGGCTTTGGCTCCCATGGCCTTGAGGTCGCCGCCGAGGGCGTCGATCTTCGGCGAGGTGCCAGCGGCTCCGGTGCCCATGGCTTGGAGTTTCTTCTCGAGGCCTTCGGTCTGAGCGATCTTCCGCATCGTCTGGTCGAGCTCTTTGAATGAGAGGTCGCCGCCTTTGATCTTGGTGTCCAGCCTTGCCAGTTCGGATTGAACGGTCTTGAGGGTGGCTTCTAATCCGGCGTCGGATGCGCCGATTTTGACTTCGAGGGTTTCGCTCATTTTGTGTAAAGACCGGGGTATCGTGCGGCTATGGTTTCGATGCTTTTAAAAACGCCGAGCTTGAGATTCTCACGGAAGAATTTCTCGCGTCCATTCATGGCCTTTCGGATGGCGTCGAAGACCGAGGGCGAGTAGGTGCGAGAGTTGCGGAGGACGATGGCAAAGTCCGAGCCGTTGGATTCCTCGGTGGCTTTGCCGTCGCCCGGATAGTCGCCGTTTTTAGTAGTGGCAGATTCGACGTAGCCTGGTGCGCTCACTGAGATGCCGATGCTTTGTGCAACCTGTATCCAGCTTTTCTTGGCAAGGCCACGAGAGGCTTTGCGGCGCTTGATGGAGGCGGCAATCTGAGCTTGCGCCATCGCCCACACGGCATCGGGCATCTTCCAAGACATTTTGTAAAGCTTGCCGTTAAGCTTCCGCCGTGGTGCCGCCTTGACGTTTTTTTCTATGAGTTGCACTTGTGCAGCGAGGGTGTTCCTAGAGGCGGCTTCGAGGATCTTGGCCGCTTCGCTGCGGACCACTTCCTTGTAAGTCACGCCTGCGGCCTTTGCGATCTCATCAAAAGCGCGCATAAGGCCGAGGTTGGCGACTGACATGGAAAGGGATTGGCTCATAGTTTAGCAAAGGCGGCTTCTATTTCGGCGTTGAAGTCAAAAAGCGCGGACGTGTTGTTGCGTTTCCATCGTTTGGTGATGCCGTGGGCGTAGGCTTCGGCGTGCAGGAGTTGCAGGCCTGCCGTGAATGGGATCTCCCACATGATTTCTCGGTAGCCCCAACCAGTGATCTTCGCGACTTGGTACACATAAGAGGCGAGCCAGTTGGGGCTGTTTAGTTTCCCGATTCGCCGGTGGTGTCGGAGGTGGATTCGGCGGAGTTGATTCGCTCGAACTCGGCTTTGACGGCCTCGGTAAGCTCGGTCTGTGCTTCGAGGGTCGTAAAGTTTTCAATGTGCCACTTACGAACGGCGCGGGCAAAGGCGGTGGGGTCATCGGCGATCTCGAGCACTTCGTCGAGTGGGACGCTATGAACGAACCCAAAGGCGGCGACGGTGAAGAAGTTGCCCTTCTTGCCCGTGTTGTTCGTTTGAACGATGTCAATGGTGCCGGGCACAAAGCGGCGGAGCTTGAAGTCTCCCACTTTGGTGGTGCCTTCGCGCATGCCTTGGAGGCGGAGGACTTCGTCGTCGGTTTCTAGTTCGTTGGTTTTTTGGTTTTTGTTTTTCATGAATTTCTTGCAAAGCGCGCCCTGTCTTCGGGCGTGGCGTTTTCGGAGATGGAAATGGTGCGGCCATTGCGCTCGATGATGACTTGGCGCGGAGTGGACTTGATGACGCCCACAAGCTCGTCGCGGTTGGCTAGGACGGCGCGCATGTAGGCGACGGGATGCTCGGGGTTCTTCTCGGCGAAGGAGTCGGCTTCGGTTGTCATCCACCGTGAAATCTGTTCGGCTTGCTCGCCTGTCTCGGGGTGCTGGGCTTGAAACCAAAAGACCGTGCTCTCTTGGCCGGATGGGCGAAGGACACGGGTGACGGGTGCAGTCTCGTTTTCAAACTGGAAGCCCATCGCGGTGAGCGCGGCGGCGACCTTGAGGTTCTGCGTGGAAAAAAGTTGGATTATCTCGGACATTTATTTCTGGTGGGGCAACGGCCCCGGCGAGCGCATGGGGAGCGGGCGAGTGGCCCTGCTCCCCTAGTGCGCGGGGTTGGCGACCTAGTCGGTCATGGTCGCGGAGTAGTTCTTCGCGGTGAGGGAGAAGGACTCGAACTGCTCGGCGGCATACTTCGTGTCGACCTTCGTCACGATGGTCGTTCCACCGAGTGATCCGCCGGGGAGCGCAACTGTGAGAGCGCCTCCGACAGACTGGCTGAACGAGCCGGTCTTCATTCCCTCGATGCTGATGTCCTTGACGGGCTCGCCGACGGCTACGGCGACCACTGATCCCTGATCATCCTTAACTTCAGACAGGGATGCGGATTCAGAAATGTTGAAGGATTTAACGATGAGTCCCGAGATGTCGGGCGTGCCATAAGTGGCGGTGGAAACTGCTGCGGAGCGATAGATTGATGCGGCCATGGTGGTGATTGGTGGGTTGAGGTTTCACCAATTCGCCCGTGTCAAATTTCGATGACAGCGAGGCTCAGATCCGCTGTCGTAGTCCACCTTTCGGAGCCGATGGAATCGCCGAATGAATTGAGGTCGGCACCGGCGAGGATGAGGCCCGAGGGGAGGAAGGAGACGAGGCCTGCGATGCTGAGGAGGGAGGCTTTGACTGCACCGGAGATGCCTTGGTGCGCGGAGAGCGAATCTTCGATGACGGCGGGGGTCGAGACGATGAGCTGGGCGCGGACTTTGTAGTGCCGAAGCGCGAGAGTGTCGGTGTTTTCGCAGGATACGAAGACCACGGGCTGGTCGCCGGGGATGATCTCGGGACTTTGTCCGGTCAAGATAGTGAGGTCGGCAAGGTCGGGATCGGCAAGAAGCCAATCGCGGATGGCGAGTTCAAGGGCGGAGTTCATAATGACGAGCCGGGCGCGATGGTGGCGACGTATTCGCCGGGGGTGCTGATGACCTCTTTGAGGCTTTGGACGGTGTAGGATTTCCCGCCGATAAGGATCTGCTCGCCACGGCGCGGCGGGGTGCTCAGGGACGTTGCCAAAAAGCGACAAGAAAATTCTCCGCCCTGGCGAAGTCCGCCGGTCTCAAGATCGAGGCCGATGGCGATGGGTGAGAGCACGACGCGGATGGGCTGGCTGCGGAAGGTGGCCGTGTGCCCAAGGGCGGCGTTACGTAGCGCGGAGGCGGTGAGTTGGAATGATCGGATCGCGTCGGGCGACATACCCGTGGCGAGGTGTCAAAAAGAAAAGCCCGGCAGGGAAAGGCTCCTGCCGGGCTTTTTGCGGTGCGGGTGTCGGGGAATTACTTCTTCTTCTTGGGCGACTCTTCCATTTCTTCGACTTCAACAACGGCGCTGTGCTTTGAGGCGTGGCGCTTCAGAGTTTCGTTGAGTGATACGATGATGGTTTCGTCTGCGCTGAACTCACCGCCAACTTGTTTGGCTTTGAAGTCGGTGAGTTGCTCGGCGAGCGGGACGCTCGGCAGGTGCTTGACCTGCCAAGTGTCGCCGTTGCGTGCAAGTGTGATTCCAAGGCGCATGAGGATTAAGCGGAAACGATGCGCTTGAGGGCGGCGGCGTGGCCGAGGGCAAAGCCGTAGTTGACCTCGATGACTGATTTCTCGGTGTCTGTGTCGGGATCGCCCCATGAGCGATACTCGATGGTAAGGCCGGTCTCAGGATCGACTGCCACTTCGTATGCTGTGAGATTGTTGCGAACGCCGGGCGATGGGGCCACTGGCGAGAAGGCAACCAAGATTGCTTCTGGAAGTGCAACCATTCCGACGAGGTTCTGCGAGTTGCCGGGGATGAGGTTGGTGCCGATAACGTCAAAGCCAGCGATCTGTGGGAGGCGTCCGTTTTGGATGGCGGATGCACTGCCGACTGCGGCGGCGTTTTTGATCGAAGCGTCTTTAAGGAGAGCGCCTTCATAAGCGTTGTCGAGGATCATGACGCGGCTGGACTTCGCCCATTTGGCTTGGTCGAGTGCGGTCTTCATTGTGATCAGATCGTCGCTGTCGAAGCTGGAAGCTGCGCCGGTGTGGATCGCTGCGCCGTAGTTGGAGAGCGTGACCACTCCGAGGATGTCGCGAAGGATGTCTTCGGCGAGCTTGCGGCCTTTCAAGAATCCGAGTTGCTCGGGATTGAAGTAAGGTTGGCGAGCGAGTTCGCTCGATGTGAAGGAGAGCGCTTGGTATTTGCGCTTGTTCACCGTGATCTCGCGGCTGTTGATCGCGTTCGAATCGGAGAACGAATACGTTCCGTTGAAGTCGCTCGTCGCGTCTGTGGCGAGAGGGAAGAAGGGAACGGCGATCTTGTCTGTGCCTTGCAGCGGGACGCTGTTGTAGACAGTCGAGAAAGAGTTGAGTGGGAGAAGGGCTTCACGGAGCGCAATGAGTGCGCTGTCGAGAACGACATTCAGTTTGAGTTCGGAGCTGATGGTGGTGGCCATGATGTGTTTTAGGTTGGGTGGGTTGGATTCGGGTTTTCGTGAATTATTGCGGTGTCAAATTTTTAGACGCGATTTCGAGCGCCTTGCGGTTGGCTCGGAAGATGCGGGTCTTCTCTGCGCCGGTGGCGTTTTTCCATTGGTCGTAGATGTTCGCGGCGTTTTCTGTTGGAGCTACAACTGGGACTTCGCGGGCTGCGGAAAGGCCGAGGCTGCGCTCGAGGCGAGCGAGGGCTTCGCGCTCCGTGTTGATCGCGTTGTGCAGGGTCTCGATTTTCGCACTGGCTTCTTTGAGGCAGGCAACGGCTTCGTCACGCTCGGCGATGACGGCGTTGTATTTTGCGAGGATGCTGTCTGCGCCTGCGATCTTAGCTTGTGGCTCTTCGACTGCGGGAGCTTCGGTGACTTCCTCGATAGCTGGGGCGATGACTTCTTGCGCTACGGGTTCGGTTTCCACGACGGGCGCGGGTTCGGTAGCTGGTTGCTCAACTGGAGCGGATTCGCTCACGACGGTTGCCTCTACTTCTGGAGCGGCGGGTGTTTCGATGTTGTCCATAGGTTTTGCTTTAGCGAAGGTGTCAAACCGAGCGCGGAGATTTTCGGGGGTGGCTGTTGCAGCTGCTGCGACCCCTTCTTCGATGGCGTCGGCAAATCCGAGGGCGACGGCGTCCACTGCGTCGAGCCATGTCTCGGCGTCCATCATGGCGGAAATATCGGTTTCGCTCATGCCGGTCTTTCGGACGTAGGCGTTGCGAAGATTGACCTTGAGCATGTCGAGGAGGTCGGCTTCTTTGCGAAGGTCTTCGCTTCCTCCCATGCTGACGGTCCAAGGATTATGGATCATCATGAGTGCGTTGTCGGCGATGTAGACCGGAGCGCCAGCCATGGCGATGACGGAGGCCATCGAGGCGGCGAGCGCGTCGATGTGGACGGTCACCCCTCCTTTGTGCCGGCGGAGAGCGTTGTAAATCGCGGTGCCCTCAACAACCGAACCCCCGGGCGAATTAATACGGAGGTGGAGGTGCTGACCGGCGAGCTTGCCGAGGTCTCCGAGGAATTGCTTTGAGCCTGCGCCAAAAGCACCGATTTCGTCATAAAGAGTGATCGTGGTTTCATTGTTGCCGGTGGATTCCATTGCATAAAATTTTGGAGTGGAGGTGGGTGTGGTCATGGTTGTGGGATTGGCGTGTTGGCTGCGTCTTGTGGCATCTGTGCCGCGATGCCTCGGCTAACGGAGTTCGGAAATACTTCGGAGATGTTAAGCCCGAGGGATTCGCATTTGGCTTTGCGGCGGAGGAACGTCTGGATGACATCTTCCTCTTCCTCTTCGGCGCGGAGGCCTTGCATGTTGTAAAAGCGAGTCGGCGAGATGTGGCCCTTGTCGAGTTGTTCGCTGTAGGCGCGAGCGTCGCGGCCGGAGTCCACCGTGATCTTGCGTGGGGCGAGCCATTCGTGGCGCCACCAATCATCACCAGGGTAATCCAATCGCCCGGCTTGGATCTCATGCCAGAGCCAATATTTGTAATAAGGGCGGCAGAACTGATCGATGACCATTTGCTGGAGTCGCTCTAGGAAATTCTGCGTGACCTCGAGCACAGCGCGTTGCTCGGTGCCTCCGAGTCCGACATTGACCAGCATGGCTTCGGGTGGAAGGCCGATGGCAAAGGCGACATCCGAGCGGAGCGCACGCATAACGGCTTCATAGGTCTTGCCGGGGATGTCGTTTTTAAAGGCTTCGAGCTTTTCGCCTGGCTTGAGGCGGGGCAGGAGGATGCCGTTCGGAAGGTCGCTTGTGGAGAGGTCGCCGACTTCGTTACTGGTAGATTTAAATCCTGAACCGAGTCCGATCTTGGCGACCTCGGAGGAGGTGACCATGTAGCCGATTTGAGATCCCGCTTTGTAGGCTCCCTTGACGAATCCGTTGATCTCGGAAATATCGCGAAGGTTTGCGCATGCGGAGTGGAGCCATGAAACGCCACGGGGTTGACCGTGCCGGCGGATGTGGCGGAAGTGTAGGACTTGATCGGCGAGGACGTCTTGGCCGTCGATGATGTAAGCGGAAGGCGCACCGAATGGGTCGAGGCGCACGCCGTCATGCGTAAACTCGTCTGTGTTTCCAAAGGAGTTAATGCCGCCGATGGCCTCGCCACCAATGAAGCGGACGCGGGATGCGTTCTGTTTTGTCGTGAGAAATTGGGCGAAAAAATCACCATCGATGGCGACTTGTCGAAGGATGAGACTTTGCGCGGTGTAAAAATTCACCTGTGCTCCGGCATCGAATGCCCATGCCTCAGCGCAGTTGCGGTCTTCAAAATACTGATCCACCTTTTTGTTCCACGCGAGATTCGAGGTTTTCGGCTGGACGACGATGCCGGTGCCGATGGCTCTTTGTGCTAGGTGCTCAACGATGTATGTCGCTTGAGGCGCGTTATTGTAGAGCCAGCGAGCGAGGCGCAGAATCTCCATGCGCGAGCTCGGGGTGAGTTCGCGCTTGGGGTCTGTGGTCGGCATCCATATGTAGCCGCGATTCAGCGAGGGTTGAGCAGCTTCAAATGCTGCGGCCTTAGCTTCCGGCTTGCGTGGGCGTCCTGCCCCTGGGCGTAAGCCACCGCGCTTTGATACTTTGATTTCGCTTTGATTTTTCGACACGCCCCAGCGGGCTTGTCAAACGCAGGTGCCGTATCGGCTGCGGTCTGCTATATCAAAAAGCTGACGGCCATTCGGCCCCTCTTTTAAAATCTCTTCGACGGCTTGGAGTAGAAGCCATTTGGGAAAGGAGATCGTGCCGGCGGTTCCTGTGCCGTCTGCTGAAAGCGAGGTGATGACGACTTCCTCTGTTGCGCTGGCGAAGGTTGCAAGCGCGAGGGCTTCAAGCTCCACCGTGGTCTTGGTGCGGCGGAGGAAGGCCTTAACGCCTGTCATTTTGTCGAGGTCGGACATGACCTCGGTGGGATGTCAAAAAGAAAAACCCGCAGTGGTGCGCTTCGTGGAGAGGCGTGGCGGGTGTTGTTGGCTTTGCGGATGAGTCAAAAATCAGTTTTTTAAAACATGCCAGGCGATGTGGCAAAGTTTGAGCGCGTCCATGTAGTGATCCTGTGCGACGCTTTTCCATACCAGCTCGGTTCCGCTGGCGGTTTTGCGGGGGACGAGGCGCTGGCCTCCGA